GCACAGTTGATTAGAGCTGCTCTTTGGGAGCACATTTGTAATGCTGATATTTTGGTTCGGGGGGAAGTTATTCGTAAAACTCACTCTCAGCCTTCTGGAAATCCTCTCACTGTCATCATCAATTCATTATTTAACGGAATTGTCATGCGAATTGCGTATATGATACTCAAAAAGGAACAAGGTTTGCCAGCAATTTGCGATTATCGAAAACATGTTGCTGAAATTATTTATGGTGACGATGATATAAAATCAGTTAGTGTTGAGATAATTGATTGGTTCAACCAACTTACTTTAACTAAGGCCCTTGCTTCTTTTGGATTAACATATACAGATGAAACGAAAACTGGTATCATTCTTCCTTTTAAACCGTTGGAAGAAGTTGCTTTCCTTAAAAGAAAGTTTGCTATTCAACCTGATGGAACCTATTTAGCTCCTATGGATTTAGAAAACGTTCTTGAAATAACAAACTGGATTCGTGGGAAAGCACGTAAATCTGCGACTATCGAAAATTGTGAACAAACGATTATGGAACTCTCTCTCCATCCGCAAAATGTGTACGAGTTTTGGAGTGCTCGTATACGAGAGGAACTCGCAGTGGTTGGGTTGAATATTTTTGTACCCACCTACTACGAGCAGATGGAGGTCTACAGATACAACCGTGATCTGTATTCTCGGACCGAATATGTTCCTCTTTGGTGACTCTTGGCCTTGCTCCGGAAATGTGATCTGAGATTGAAAATACAAACGGGATACTTTTCTTTCTGCTGCTATTTCCTTGCCACTAAAGGAGTGTTGCTGTGCTCCGGTGATACAGCTCCCGCCTTCAGGGTGAATAGTCATCTACCCCTGTCGTATTACATGACTGCTAGTTCTTCTAATGATAATAATACAAATGGTTCTGTATCGTATGACCATGACCAAAATACGATAGTTGATTCCACCCGTGGAAAGTTGTTGACTGATGTTCAAATGTCTGCTGATGCCGTTCCGATGCCTTCTAATACTGTACAATTGGCCTTGAACGACACCACTAAACACGAGATAATGAGTATTCTTGAACGGCCTGTTAATCTTGG